CGTCATATAATTTATGTTTATTCATATTATAGTTATAATGTCAGACACATAAAAAGTCAACCTAAAAGTTAACCAATTATTTGTCAGTGAGATCTTTTACTATAGCCGCACCTGAATTGATTCCACCTTTGATAGTTCCAATCACTTCATCTTGCGAGCCTGGATTGAAATAAAGATAAGTGGCGATAACACCAATACCTATTCCTAATAGCAATCTCATTTCTTACTCCTTCTGTTAGTTGGTTGACGTTTATTGATAGTTGGTATAATTTCCCATGCCGCAATCAAACCTTGCATCTGAGTTCCGCCGTTTGAGATAACCTCTTCATATTTTTTACGACGTTCGTCTATAACTTGTTTCATTGGCATTTCAATATTCTTCATCCTGTTAGATTTTCGATTTGGATCTTTAAAGTCCCAATGGCCTTTATTTTTTAATTTACCCATGGTTCCTTTTGCATTTGACTATAGACTGTCTTCACTCTATAATTATATGTGGCTTCATTCAAAGCCAACCCCTTCAACTTGTCCTGCCACATAGCCTTCATGAGTGGATCCAATTGAGGATTGTTATCAAGCAGAGCCTTGATAGACTCTGCTCGTTCAAATTGTTTTGCTTCAGAGTAAGGACCCATTAAGCCTCTTCTCCAATTCCTAATTTTGTTAAATGGTTGCCAGGTACTCTCCAACTGCCGTTTGCACCACAATCTACTGTGACATACTTCTTAGCAATCTTAGTCACCTTGCCTGAAATTTGATTACCTCTCTTGCCGGTAAAGCCTACAATGTCACCAATCATCATTGATCGTGTTGCCTGCTTCGCAAGATGAGTTCTTTTAAGTTTGATCGCATCAATAACTTGATTGAGTTGATCTTGATCCATTTGATAGATCAGTTCGCTTGCCTTTGTTACCAAATTGTTTGTCATATGTTATTTTCCCTCTGTTTGCCTGTTTGCCTTATTGTTCTTACAGTATATGGTCAACGGATCTAAAAGTCAACCCCTAATTTGCCAAAATCTAATATTTTTCATCATGTTTAATAAGATCTGGGTCTCTTTTAGTGCCACGGTACTTCAAATAGCCTTGCTCTATAAGATTATCAACACAATCTTCAATACCTTTTAATCGGCCACTGCCTTTACCCCAATAATAACCAAAACCAGTTCCTAAAACATAAGCCACAAATATAAAAAAGTTTTCCATACCGTCTCCTACTTGTAAATGTCCATAGCCCATTGGTCCCATGGTTCTGTTTCTGTTGCCTTCAAACAATTGAAGTCTAATTTATATCCTGGTGACAGAACTTCGTTCAACATAACATCTTTAATAATGTCCAAATCTTTTTCATCGTTGGTGTCGATGAACATCGTTCCGTTCGTCCAAGATATTGAAGGAGGTGTTAAACCTTCCTTATGATATCTTTCGTGTATTTCAACTTTTGATTCAGTTTCTAATCCCATGCTATTGCTCCTTCCACTTGTTTTAATATCTGTTCACTATGCTTACATCTGCCTCTAAAAGAAAAGCCAGGACAATTACAAGTGAACCCTTTTTCGGTTAAGTCAACATCATACTCATTACCTTTTGAACCCTGGACAGGCCATGTTATACCTGCCCACGGATGTCCTTTAGGATTGAATACGGTTGGTTTGAGATATGATTGTTTGAACTTGGCCAATTTACATACTCCAATATGTTTCTGAACTTGGTGACATGAAGCCTGGAGTGTTCACACTCTGTTTGAACTTCTTACCTGACATCATGTTAGTGACTTCTTCTTGAGCCTCTATATTATTAAAGTAGGTATCACAGTTGATGATCTTCATCTCAACCATTTCGCCAGTCAACTCGCCTTCGGCTTGTCTACCTGTCTTACCATTTTCATGAATGCCCAAGCCTTCAAATTTGAAAGTACCATATGGTCTTTTGTTCTTTAGACCTTCTGTGAACTTCTTTTTGATTCTTGTAAGTGATGCCTTTGCATGACTTTCTTGCTTATGGATCTGTCCTGAGTAGGAGTAGTCTTTTTCACTTACGATTTCCGTAGTGTCTGTTCTATATATTACAAAGCCCTGTTTCATATTTTTTGCCTCTCTATTAATTGTTTGCCTAATAGTTAATTTCTAACTATAATAATAGTATAAGGTCACAAGGTCAGAAAGTCAACCCCTAATTTGCCAAAATGTGAATTTATTTTGAAAGATTAATAACGAATATGTTTCGACCAACTACCAGGCTCTTTAGGATTGTAGCCTTTTCTCTTGTTGCTCCAGAGGGCACCAAAGGGTTCGTTTTGAATAAAGATCCAATCCTCATTACATTTGATGCAAGGTTCCTGTAGTGAATCTACGGGTAGTGACCCCATCATCCATTCGTTGTTCTTAGTGGCAGAGCAACCTGTAGTGAGTATCAGTAGTGAAATAATTATTAGTGATCGCATAGTGACTCCTTAAATAGTTTGATTACTTCAGCAAGACCTAACAACACGACAACGAATTGTAATAGCACATCACCATAGAGCCAAACACCGTAGTAGGCACAAAGCCTCAGACCACTTTCAATAAGTCCTGAAATAATGTATGATTGCGATTTGTTCGTGTTCTCATTCATAATATAAACTATACTATCAATAAGAGCAGTTGTCAATGGAAATTGGTAGAATTTCTTTCTTTACTATCGTTCTTATTGATCTTTTGTGTGATTCGAGTCGCTATTTTTTCATTTTTAATTTTGGAAATGATAAGATCGTTGTAGGAGTCTACAATAAGATAGTTGCCAATATCGTCTTTGTATAGTTGGTATCTCATGTAAATATTTATAAGATGCTACAGCGGGGCCTAAGTAAAAAGGTGGTTGACTTTTTTGGTTACCTGTGTTATTATAAAATAATGAAAGATCACAAATGAAGGACGTCATGATTAAACTGACTGGAAAACATTTTAAGAAGAACATTACTCCTACTCGGAGACAATGGCCAAAATACTCTACACAAGTTCTAAACATTGCAGGTCAAAATTCACAAGCCTTTAGATCACAATTCATAGGCTCTTGTAAGGAGACCTGGTTGAAAATGCGTAGTGAAGGTATAAAAGGAACACTGACGGAGTGGACAGACTATTATAATAGTGAACATGGTAGTGACGGGTTAGTGACGGCCGGTGAGAAGATTTATGATATGGTTGTAAAAATGCAAGTAGGTGGTATTACCAAAGACATGTGTATAGAATATGTAAAAGAAGTTGTGTACAATAAGACACACATGGGAATGGGAGGAGAAGAAGTTGCAGTTAGAGTTGTTGCAGACTACTACAACCTACCCTATCGTTTTAGTACTGCAAAAGAAGAGTCGCAGGGCATTGATGGCTGGGCAGGAGACTATCCTATACAGGTTAAACCCCACGACAGTGCATTTAAAGGACATGTTCACAATCATCCAGACAAAGATAAGGTACTACTCGTAACATACGTGCCTAAGAAGACGGTGTGTTATATTCATAACCCTGAATTAGTTCCAAATACTTAATAATCAATAAGTTTGTACATTGTACAGCGGGGCCTTACATAAATATTTGTATGCTACTCGGCATCACAGAATGTGTCACAAAGGAGATATCCAATGGCAAACCTTAGAGCTTTACAATTAAACTTAGAAGTGGGACAAGAAATTGCAGTCGGCAAACATGACGACATTGCAAAGATAACCAAGATAGAATACTTTCCCAAAAGTGGAGACGTATCTATTAACACAACAAAAGGACCACGAAAGGCGTTAACATTTAGAATACTTGAGCCATCGAATGATGAACAGTATGAGTCAAAGGCGGATAAATATAGATAGTATGTTATTAAAAGATATTTCAATTGATGCTTTAGAAGAAGCAAAAGCAAGTGCCAAGTTATGCAGGAGTTCACGCTCTAATTCATCACTTGGTGCATCTGCTTTAAGTTCTTGCAAGAGCCAAGGTTACAGAAGACGTGAGGGTAAGAAGAGTCACAAGGTTGGCGACACACGTAAGACAGTAGGCGGCAAGAAGATCAAAGGAAAGAAGTATGGTGGACCACTTCCTGATTGGTCTTAGCATATGACACATCAACTATACCGCGGTAAGATTCTCGTAGCAACACCAGCAATGGACACTGACAAGATGTTCAGGCAAAGTGTTGTATTCATATATGAAGAAAAGAATGAAACCATATTTGGTCTTATTCTTAACAAGCCGTCTAAGTTATCAATAGCAGATGCATGTCGTTTAACACACTTTCAACAAGAACATTCGTTAATAGACAATCAACAACAACTATACACAGGCGGTCCAGTAGGACAAGAAAGCCTTGTGTTGTTACACTCTAACGAATGGCAAAGTACTAACACACATCAAGTAGCACACAATCTTGCAGTTAGTAGCGACAAACTAATGGTAGAGAAGTTATTAATGGGTAACTTACCTAAAGACTATAAAATGCTATCAGGTGTTAGCACTTGGCACCCAAGACAACTTGCTATGGAATTACATTACGGCAGTTGGTTAGAGATAGAAAATCCTGATCCATATATGTTTTTTACTAAAGAAGGAAAAGCAGGCTGGATGGATTGTATTAAGAAAGCAAGTTCAGAACAAGTCGAAAACTACTTATAAAGGTTAAATACAAGTATGTTAAACAAGGCCAACATAATCTTTGCACTTACGTTGTTTGTTGCAACAGCAACAGCAAGTATGTTTCCGTCTGTCAACTTACAAGCAACAGAGCCTGAAGTAACTACACCCGAAGAAGTACTTCCTGAAACACCAACAGAAGAACAATTAATTTCAAGACTTCCTATTATGGTTGACTGCGGTCCTCCAATGCTAATGACGAATGACATTATAAACAAGTATGGTGAACTACCTTTTGCAACAATGGACGTTAACTTTAGAACTCCAAATGGAACAGTGTTAGCAGGTAAAGGAACTATTACTGTTAATCCAGAAACAGGTACATGGTCTTACGTTGTAGGCTTTGATGACACAAATGATACACCAAATACAAATGTTTGTTTCTTCTTAAGTGGAAATAATTTCGGTCCATATACTGGTGCCGCACCAAAAGGCATTAAGAAAAATACTCCAGCAATGCCAAAAGAAGACAAGATGTCTGGTGTTAATATTAAATTAAATTAATCAATCATATAAACTATTCCAAGACTTGTTCTGAAATAGTTATCACGTGGGCTCTCCGCCCTATGCCAATACATTGAAGGAAACATAACAGCACGATTAGGTTTGAAGTCTACAGTTGTAAGTAGGTCTCCGTCTTTCTCTTTATAGAATGTTGTGCCTCCGTCGCCCTTGAGGTAAACAACAATCGTCCATACTGTTTCTTGTTGGTGGTGTATATCTGCATGTGGCCACATGGTGTAGCCTTTGCCCTGCATTGTGCCATTGAAGCGTAAACGTTTCATATCGTGTATAATTGCTTCAGGCTTTTTGTTTTGTATTTGTTTTCTGCATTGCTCATCGATAACCTCCATAAGTTGCATAGGATCAAAGTGAATAGTTCCTTCCTCGTATATATTCCAAGTCATAAACCGTTCAGTAGGAAAACTTTTGCTTTCACTTACAACTTCGCAATACTTCCAAGGAACATATTCACTCTTAGATATTATATCATCGAACACAGACTGTTCGAAGAAGTCATCAAATACGATAATGTTATCGATTGATGTGGTGTGTATCGTCATAGTATTTGATATGCTCATCATCACTCTCTTCACTTCTATCAAGCCATATGCTTACACCTATGGCAAGAAATCCTAAGGAAAGAATGCACCAGAAAAAAGGTTCAGTGGTTATTAAGTGCCATAGCACTTGTAGTCCGTCCATACCTTCTAAATTTCCGTGCATATTATCTTCTTCCCATCTTTGCTTTTAAAGCCGCTCTTTTCTTTTCTGAAAGTGCCGCTTGTCTTATTTTTCTGCCTATTGGTAATGCCTGTATCATTTCGTAGACTCCGCCTTTCTTGGCTGTCCATTCTACTTTCACACTCGAGCTCTCTGATCCACTCTGGTATGACTTCACTGCCTTTTTATAACTTATTGCCTCTTTTGTTTCTGTCTTGTCCCCATCATAAAATGTGAACGTTCTCATCTTTGTCATAGATGCCTTTCTATTTTAGCCAAGCAACTTTCTTACCTGCTTTGACTCTTCTTGTATGTTCTTCATGTGACCCTGGATACCTCCATGCCCATATAGCAACAAGGACCATAAAACCGCCAGTCCATGCTATTGCTTTTAAGTTGCCAGTGGTAAACCACATAACAGCAATACTTGATGACATAGTTAAAATCATTAAGTATTTTCCCTTTGTTGGGAATACACGTTTCTCGCTCCAACCTGTAAGGAACGGGCCAAACAATTTGTGGTTCATAATCCAGTTGTGCATTCTATCACTTGACTTTGCAAAGCAATATGCCGCACCAACGGCTGGTGTACTCCAAGGTAAGCCTGGTAGGTAAACACCTACAAACGCTACCCCTAATAAGATACAACCGAGCGTAAACCAAAACGCTTTCTTTATATTAAAGTTCTTCATCATATTTCTACTACCTTTGTGCCATCATAGTAAGTGTCAACGCACACACTCTTACTTTGAATTTACTATTGGCGGATTGCTCATAGACTACAAGTTTAGGTCTGTTCTTCCCTGAGTGATCAAACTGTATAGTCATGTTGTCAGGAAGTTGTACTCCCTGAGATCTAAAAGTTGCAAGAACATCTTGTTCTAACTGCTCATAGAATTCTTCATCGATCCAGGCTTTGGCTAATGCTCTGGAACAAATATCTGGAAGATGTTGTTGCACATCTTCTCTGTTAGTAAACGTAACATCTTCGTCTACAAGTTTAAACTGTTCTCTGTATTTTACTACAGGAAATTTTTTAGCAAGTACTAAGTCTGTACTGAACATCTTTTGAAAACCTTTCTGAGTGCTTCAACTAAGTCGTGCAACATCGCATCAGTGTGCAATGGTGTTGGAGCAAAACGTAATCGTTCTGTTCCTACGGCAACAGTAGGATAGTTGATAGGTTGACAGTAGATATTATAATCATCTAATAACATATCGCTCATCTTCTTACAAAGTTTAGCATCACCTACCATCACAGGTACAATGTGTGTCTTATTTTCTAACACAGGAATGTTAACTTCCTTGAGCATCTGTTTTAGTTTACTTGCTTGTGATTGATGTTTTATTCTTAATTCATTATGGTCTGCAACGTACTTGACACTTGCCAATGCACCGGCGCATATAATAGGACTTGTCGATGTAGTAAAGATAAAGCCTGAGGCGACAGAACGGATAGCGTCTATGACAGTACTATTCCCTGTAATGTATCCACCCTGTACACCAAAGGCTTTACCAAGTGTGCCGTTAAGTATATCTATCTTGTTTAGACAACCGACCTGATCTGCGTAGCCTGCACCGGTCTCCCCGTACAAACCTACTGCATGAACTTCATCAAGATAGGTAACAGCATTATATTTTTCAGCCAATGCACAAATTTCTGGAAGTTTACTGACGTATCCATCCATGCTATACACAGACTCAAAGACGATGCAAGGTGTGCCTTTGACGTCTCGCAGTAGTTGTTCTAATGTTTCAAGATCATTGTGCGGAAAAATATGTTTTTCTGCACCACTGTGTCGAATCCCTTGTATAAGGCTTGCATGATTCTTACTGTCAGACAGATACACAATGTCGGGAATGATACGTTTAAGTGAAACAAGAGTCCATTCATTTGCAACATATGCTGACGAGAACATTAACGCTGACTCTTTGCTATGCAATTTGGCCAACTCATGTTCAAGTGCTACATGATAATGAGATGTTCCAGCGATGTTACGAGTCCCACCCGAACCTGCTCCGGTTTGATCAAGAGCGGTATGCATGGCATCAATAACAACTTTGTTTTGTCCCATTCCAAGATAATCATTTGAACACCAATTGACAATGCTTTTAATAGCATACTTTCCATACCAAATGGCATTAGGGAACTCTCCTCTTTCACGCAGTATATCGTTGAACACTCTATACTTGCCTGACTCTTCAAGTTCTTCAATTAGTTTTTTAAATGGGTCGAGGTTTATCATGCATAGTATTTATATGCGTAGATAATGACTAAGATGTAATAAGGTTTGCATTAATCATTATCCTATGTTTATTTTGGATAGGATAACTTCCTGCATGGTAATAGTTGCCGTCAAATAGTAAGGCTCTGCCTTTCTTAGGTGCTATTCTTTGTTTAAGATTGAACTGACCAGGATTGGGATCCATAGGATCAAACTTGCGATCAAATATAAAAGTGTCGCCATCAGTATCGTTAACATAATAGATGAGTACCATATGATCACTGGGCATATCAGTATGAGGTTCTTGACACTGTCCATCTTGCCAACCAGGTATTTGTACATTTAAGTTTGCTTTCAGTCTGTGGTAGCCGTTGTTGTCAAAGCCATGCTTCTCAGCAAAGTATTTTAGTGTACTGACTGTAGAATAAAATGTGCTTGTCGGTCCTTCTTCGTCATTAAAGAAGTTGTGTACGAATCCATGTGCATATTTAAAACGTTCATCATGTATCTTAGGCTTACCGTTGTTGATGCTTGGTCTATAGTGCCACGGAAAGTTTACAGCACCTAACACTTCTTCAATGTTATCTTGATAGTGTTGTGGAATAAAATTATCTATTACTTCTATCATATGATCATTCCTGCATTTAGAATCATGCGTGATTGTTTTTCAATAGGATTGTTACTACCATGATAACGTAATCCATCAAACACAACCGCAGTGCCTTTCTTAGGAGCAACACGTTTGTAAACTGTAAACTGATCTGGCTCTGCTTTCTCGTCAAACATTTGATCAAAGAAGAATGTATCTCCATCACTGTCGTTTACATAATACAAGCATACCAAGTGTGGTATAGGCATATCAATATGCGGTTCTTGTACAGTATCTTTTGTCCAACCATTAACAGGAACTGTTAAGTTTGCTTTGAGTCTATAGTAACCCTGTGTGTTATAGTCTACGTTTACAAACTCTATAAAGTTCTGCACCAACCCAAAGTAATTGCTTTGTGGTCCATGCTCCTGATGATAGAACTGATGAGTAAACCCATGACTGTACTTAAAACGTTCGTCTTGGATCTTAGGTTTACCTGATGTGATGTTAGGTTGATAGAACCAAGGGAAATCGTTGCGTGACATTACTGCTTCAATTTCATCTTGGAACTTCTGAGGTAGGAAATTATCTATTACTTCGAACATGCATATACTTATGGCCAATAAAAAACCCCTATACCGTTTATGGTATAGAGGCTTTTCAGTTATTAATGTGGACTATGTCCTGTATATGTATGTTTTTATTCTTAATTACTTTGAGTTATTAATGAAGGCATAAAATTTATCAGCCGCCTCCAAAACTTCTTCTGTGCCAGGCACGTCTGGCAATGTTACTTTCGTAACAACTTCATCACCTTCTTTGGTAATTGAAGTACTATATTGATCCCACTGAGCGTAATAGTCTTTCCAGACTGATACACTTGCGAGTTTCAAAACTTCTGTGCGAATCTCGTAGCCGTTTTTATTTGTATTAACTTTGGGCATTGCTTGTTTGAACATGTCCGCAATCTCTTGCGTCTGTTTTAGGATTGTTTCACCGTATGTGGTTTCTACTTTTGACATTCTATACTCCTTTGTTTTTGTGTGTATGTGTAAGTGTATTTATTGTGGCCAAACAAAAAGGCCAATGTTTCCGGCCTTTGTTGTTATCATTTGATTATCGGTTAGCAATATACATTGTAACTTCAAAACCAAAACGCATTTCTATTGCTTCAGGTTTAGTCCATTTCATAATCTTCTCCTTCAAGTAAGTGTGCAATTTGCACTATACTATTTAAACACAATAAAGAGTAAAAGTCATGCAGAAAATCATTAAAGTTTTCCAATTAAGAAGTTGTAAGGGAGTTAGACTCCCCTACATTTTTTATCTTCCTGAAACCCAGTCTTGTTCGTCGTCAGTGTAAGGCCACATTAAAAGAAGCCTCCCCAGAACGCCGCAACTATTGCAAAGTATCCAATTAGTACTCCAAATATAACTGTAAGAGGTACTAACTGATCAAAAAAGTTTTTAAGCATGTGCCTTACCCTTCCAAGTTGCAACAGTCTTACCACGCATGTAATGATTGCCTGGCTCATATTCTGCCATCAGTTTTTTTCTTTTCTCAAGACGTTTAATAGCCTCAAGTCTTTTTGAAGACAGTTTTGATTTTTCAATCATCAATACCTTTGCTGATTCGTGTAATCCTTGACGTGACAGTTCAGCCGCCGCTCTGGCTAAGCCTGCTGTCTCTAATAAATTTTTAGTTCTTGCCCATAATAACATTATTTTCTCCTTTGTATGTGTGTGTTATCTGTATTTGTAACCATTGTGTGTGCCAGTTCCAAATGGTCCAGCCTTGACCTCGCGCCTATCCAGTTTCCTAATCCTGCATTCCAAGTCAGCATGATCAGTAGACTGAGCGAGATAGTCTTCTTCCCAATTCCTTTGAGTCCAAACCAAGTTGGAAAATAATTTAAGGATTTTACGTAGCATCTAAGCCACCTCCTTACTATTCCCAGGGAATAGTCGTGGTCCGTGTAGTTGTGAGTGTGTTGGTGCTCGACCGTCATGTCGTAGCATAAAGTCATATGCATACTCCCAATCACGTCCGTATTCAGTTTTGGCCCAAGTCAAAAGTTGATTGCGGTGACTGTTTGTCATACCGCGTTTCATCCAAGACATTAAACCACTTATATTAAAGTGTTTCATTTGTTTCTCCTAATGTATGGATGCTTAAGGAAAGCAATACCCCGAGTCTTTTCTCGGCGTCAGTAGTCTTTGCTACCGTCAATGTCACTTTGGACATCGTCATTTGCTATTTTAGGAGTGCTCTCAACTCCCCGGTCTATCCCAGTGTCTGTGTGTGATATAGGAAAAAACATTGCATCTTTTTCTACTTCACCTGTATTTATTAAAGTAGTACAGAATCACTACCCTATCTTGACGTGTTTTGCGTGTTTTTTTTGTAAAGGCTGTCATGCTATTTTTGCAACAGTCCAACTTGTAACAAAACTTTAATCTTTCTCTTGACTTCTATATAAATCTATGTTATAAATATGACTGTTGAAATGATTCAACATGCAGGGCAACGTTGAGCCCTGTCTTAGTATGTGAGCGCCGTGGTAAAAGCGGCAAGCAGAGGAGAAATAAGAATGGACGCACTCACCCTATGGATGGCAATAGGTTTTATATTTGCCGCCTATTCAGTAATAGCAAATGATTCAGTACAGACTCTTGGTACATGGATTGCTTCGAACAATGAGAGATTCAATTGGAAAATCATGTGGGGGTGTGCAAGTGCAGTCCTACTTTATACATTGTGGTATGGTTGGTACACTAACGGTGGAGACATCAGTTATGGACGGCTAAACAAAATACCATTCCAAGAGATACAATGGTACCATGCGGCGGCACCAGGACTATTATTAATACTTACAAGATTAGGTGTACCAGTAAGTACTTCTTTCTTAGTATTAAGTGCATTCGCAAGTACGTTTGTATTAGAGAAGATGCTCGTAAAGAGTATGATGGGTTATGCAGTTGCGGCAGTTGCGGCATATGCTATTTGGATTGTAGTTACTAAACTACTTGATGAAGCAAAGCCTGTTAAAGAAGAACATAAGAAAGCATGGCGTGTAGCACAATGGGTAACAACAGGCTTCCTGTGGTTTACTTGGCTAAGTCATGACATGGCAAACATTGCTGTGTTCCTACCAAGACAGATACCTTGGGATTTAATGGTTATGATCTCAATTGTGTTTGTAGCAGGACTTGCTTATATGTTCCGTGAAGGCGGAGGTAAGATACAAAATATTGTAATTGAAAAGCATAACACAAGATATGTTCGTAGTGCTACAATTATTGATGCAGTATATTGGTTATGCTTATGGTTCTTCAAAGAGCTCAATGATATACCTATGTCGACAACATGGGTGTTCGTAGGACTATTATGTGGACGTGAACTTGCTATGGCAACTATGACAGGCAAGGAAAAGTTTAAGACAGTATTCCCTTTAGTAACTAAAGACTTTATTAAAATGATGATAGGGTTAGGTGCTTCAGTAGGAGTAGTGTTAATGATACACTATGTTATTGTTCCTAACCAAATAGGAATGTAACTCATAATAATAGGGTGCATAATTGCACCCTATTGTTTAACTTTTATATATTATCTTCTTTAGGGACAATAGAACCATTGCCAAATAAATCAACAGCCTTCCAAGCAGAATATTTTTTCCACTTAGGTACTGAAGGTTCAGCATCATTCATTGCTAATAAAAATACTTTATCAGATGCAAGTTTGGCTTGTTTAATTAACTCTGCATCTTCCTTGTCCTTCATCTTCCAACGATATTGTCTAATACTCTTATACAATATATCGTGTATGATTGCCGCTCTTGCTACATCAAATGGTGCTATAGCCCACCACATTGCTCTTGGAACTGATGCTAAATCTGTTACGAACCCTGTTGGCACTGTGATAGTTTCTGTCTTGTTAGTGTCTCTTTTAACCTTTACGCCAACACCTTTAAGTGCATTGACTTCATCTACAGTAAGATCGTGTGTGGTATATGACAGGTCCCTACCCAACACCCATTTGCGTGGCGGGTTGAATTCTGCCATGATTTTGTTGTTAAATGTTCCCATTTTTATACTCCCTCGTTATTATAAACCTTTTTGTAGTAATATTTATTTGTAATTGCCATAAATAGTTATAAGGAAACTGAACAAATGAAAAAACGCACAAGATCAATCTTAGAAGAATTAAACAATCTCCATAGAGATCGTGATAATGATTCGTTAATCGCTACTACAGGTACCAACATCATTGAAAGTGCTGTTAACCTACTCGCTCGTGTAAGCGAGAACTATAGTCAAGAAGAAGCACAGGATATAGAACGTAGATTCCTAAACTCAATTAGAACCGGAGATACTAAGAAATTTAGACGTGGTATTTCAAAAGTGCAGGAGAGCAGAAAAAATGATTCTTAATGAAGGTGGCAACGTATTCAAAGACGAATCCGGCGAAGCAACTACACAACGTATCCAACAAGCAGATGTAGACCCAACATTACAGTGGATTGAAAAGATTACTGGAATGGATCATATTAACATGAAGTTAGGTTCAACAGGAATTAAGAGTTCAAGTGGTGACTTAGATGTTGCCGTTGACAAAGACAAGTACGACAAAGCAGAAGTTGAAAAGAAACTTATGGCATGGGTGACAAAGAATCATCCAGATGATAAACCAAGACAGTGGGTAGCCAAGTCAGGCATCAACGTACACTTCAAAGCACCTATCAATGGTAAAGAATCAAATGGCTTTGTACAATTAGATTTAATGTTTGGTGAGCCAGAGTTTATGAAGTTTGCACTAAAAGGTTATGGTGACGACACAAAGTACAAAGGTGTACACAGAGCAATTTTAATTGCCAGTGTTGCAAAGTTTCATGGTTACAAGTTTAATAGTCAAACAGGACTGGTTGATAGAATTAATAATAAAACAGTTTCAAAAGACCCAGACGAAATTGCACAGTATATTTTAGGCGACAATGCCAAAGGTACAGACTTAGATAGTGTTGATAGTATCGTTGCTAAAATTAAAAGCGATCCTAATTATGAAGCAATGACAGTCGATGCTGTTAAATGGTTTGAGAAAGATGGATTAACATTACCAGAAACAGTTCGATTAGAAGGACGTGAATGGTTTAGAGATACATTGGATAAGTTAAATGAAGTTTAGAGATTTTAAAACAGAAGCACCTAAACCAAAAGATGCAGAGGTCAAGAAGCCTGCAAAATTTGATCCTGAGAATACAGGTATTGGCAAAGCAGTCAAAGATGTTAAAGACAAAACAGTTAGCAATTTCAAAGCAGGATACGATGCAGTTAAGCAACAACAAGCACAACCACAATCAGATGGATCAGTCTTAGGTGCACTTGGTGCAATAGCAGGTACAGGTAAACAAGCAGTAGACCTTGCAAAGACAGCAATAACTCCGCCAACAGACATTGTTGATGTAGATGCTGACAAAGATGCAAAAGCAGAACCTAAAGCAGAACCTAAAGCAAAAGCAGAAAAACCAGAATCCAATAAACCAAAGAAGTTTACAGATAAAAAAATTAATAGTCCTCAGGACTTAGTAGGGAACAAAGCAAGTTATGTTGATGACAAAACTAATTTGCTAATGACATGGGACGAAAAAACAAGTAAGTGGCATCCAATTCAAACGCCAAATCAAAAAGGTAGTCCATTAGATAGAGATGCTGGCATCAAAGGATTTAATAAGTCATCAGGTGGTTCAAGATCAATCAACGAAGGATTAGATGCACGTATTCAACACATTGAAGATGAAGTTATTTTTAATGGTAGTGCTGGTGCAAAGAGAGCATTAGCAAAGATCAAAAACATGGCGAGTAGTAAAGACGATGTACAGATTAAATGGGACGGATCTCCCGCAGTCATTTTTGGCCGCGATGAGAATGGAGAGTTTATGCTTACAGACAAAGGAGGCTTTGTCGCAAAAGGTTATGACGGAAAAGCAAAGAGCGGAGACGCCCTTGAGAAGATGTTTCTTAATAGACCCGGAGCAAAGAAAGATCCTAAAGGCTTCACAGCCTTAGGTGCTAATATGAAAAATGCTTTTGGCATTATGGAAAAGGCTACACCTAAAGGCTTTAGAGGTTACTTCAAAGGTGATATGCTTTACTTCCATGAGCCACAACAAGAACAAAATATGTATCACTTCAAACCTAACATTGTGCAGTACACAGTTAAGACAGATAGTGATATAGGTAAGAAAATTAATGCAAGTAAGATGGGAGTAGTAGTTCACAGAGTCATTGATAAAGATGGCAACGAACAACCATTTAAAGACTTTGGCATTATGGAGGGTAATGAGTTACTTGTTATTCCTCCAGTAACAGTTTCGGAAACACCAAGTGTTGACGAAAGTAACATTGGGAAGTTAGAGGCTTTGATATCATCAAACGGTAGTGCTATTGACAGTTTCCTTGACAAGGCAAAACTTAAACAGATGCAGGTCTCTGATTTTCCCAATATATTGTACACTTACATAAATCAAAAAGTGGACAGTGGATTAGACAACTTAGGAAGAGACTTTCTTAAATGGTTAGGCGACTCTAAAGTCAGTGGTAACAAACAAAGAAAGATCCAAGAGTATGTTAATCAAAACGTAAAAACATTCAGTGCTATATGGGATACCGTAAACGGCATTATGAGTGTAAAGAATAATATTATTGATCAACTGAACAATCAAGATGCAGATGTAAAAGCAACCATTAACGGCCAACCAGGCGGTGAAGGTTATGTCTTAGCAGACCCAGATGGCGATATGAAACTTGTTAACCGCGGCAAGGGTGGATTCACAGCGGCAAATAGATCTATACAACGATAGGAGCAAAGACTATGAAACTAAAAGAAATGTTAGATGACGTGAAAATGCACGAAATCGACGACGATATGAGAGACTTAGGTCTTGGTGGTGAGCCTGATAAAGCAGATGATGATGAAGCAGATTTAGCACCTGGATTTAAACAACAGCCGATGATTGTACAAGTAGGTAAAATACTTGACAGTAGAGGAAATCCAAACCCAGTAACAAAAGTTGTTTCAGAAGAAGGTAAACAATTTAAATGTAGTCCATCACAAGCGGCTACAATTAAAATGTTACTAACAACAGATAAAGTTAAGCCAGATATTAAGCGTCAGTTTACACAAGACGTTCAACAATCTGAAACACTTAAAATGATGTTAACAGCAGGCGATAACGATAATATGATTAGAGCGTTTTTGGAAAAGTATAAGCCAAAGCCAGGTGACGCACCAGAGAAAAGTAACTACGAAAGTAATATCGCTTAATGATGGATTTCTTAACAGAACTGCACGAAGCGAGAATGACTCGCGACAGCGGCAATCAACGTGTACTAACATACACAGATTGCTGTGAGCGGCTATACCTTACTATGCTCACCCTTGAGTTGCTTAGAAGGTATCCACAGTTTGCTCCTGTTGCTCACGGTTATGCTAAGAAGACCACAGACAGAGATAGTTACAAACACTTTAGAATGTATGCAACAGATTTATATAACTTTGCATATTTTGTACAAGGTGACACTACGGCTTTAGGAAAACTAAAAGACCCTAAATCAGCATTAGCAATGCGTACACGAACTACTCTACCTGCTATGGCATTCAATAGATATCTTATTGCATTGTCATCAGGTAGAACAAGTACTGTTAGTGATCAGAAAGTATTTTTAGACATTGAGAGTGCATTACACATTACTAACACAGACTACAAAGCAGTACGTAGAAATATTTTTAATCTAACCAGATTAGGAACAGCGGACAAAAAGAAAACTGTTACACGTTTGTTGTATGCTGTTAGAG